ATTTGCATTCATATTACTTCCGGCGTGAAATCTATAAATTGTATTTGCTCCATGTAATTCAGTAACAAGATGAATTTCAAACAGTTCAATAATTGATGATGGCGCAATCTTTTGTAGCTCGGATACTGGTACGGTCATGGCTCAAATACTTGGCGGAAAGTAACATTTATCATACTACGTTGAAAATCAAAGAAGTCTCTTGACCATGATGTGCATACCCATTTATATGGTGTTACATCGTCCGGCGGAGTCCAGTCGAATGAGGCATTATCAATAGCGCGGGCATCAAGAAAAGCTTCAATAATATTTGAATCAGCATCAGTTTCATTAAAAGTTAATGACCATTCTTTTGGATTCTGGTGTAAGCCAAATGTTATTCTGCTCTCATAGCCATCGCCAAATTTAACAGTGCGCACTGAAGGCTCTGATTTTTTATTTGCCGAATATGTCGGGTTGTAAGAAGGGAAAGTAGCCATTACGCAAGAATACCTCCAGGGCGTTTTTGTTTAACTAATTCTTTTTGCACTGCTGCTGCAAGCAGCGTACCAAGTTGTTTGCCTCCTTGCGCGTCGCCTTCTACTTTACTGCCTGTGGCATCAACATTGACTACAACGTTGGTTGTGCCACCACCGCCACCTAGCTTATGGTTTGGAACAATAGTGCCAGCAGTACGCGGCACAAACAGCTCAGGGCCTTGTTCGCCGACCATGTAGGTGCTGTTGCCGCTTACTGGGCCGCCAGCAGCTCTACCGCCGCCGAAAACCTTAGTGCCGTCTATAGTCGGGCTAATTGAACTGAGTAATGTTTTAACGCCAAATGATATAAGCATCCTGCCAATATCTTTTAATATATCAGCCAAGCTTTCTTGCAAACTCTTAGCACCAGTGATCGCACCATCAATAGCACCAACAATTCCGCTTTCAATGCTGGAGCCAATGTTTTGTACTAAATTAGCAATCTTTTCCTTTTCGGTTAATAGCTGCTTAGTGGCATTAATTTGATTTAATGTATTTGTAACATCTTGCTGTGACAAACCAGCAGTGCCAGCCATAATATCACGGATTTGTATTCTTAGCATTACTTCTGCTTCATTACCCGCAAGACGCGCTTGCATAAGGGCAAGTTCATCTTGCAATGGTTGCATTCGTTGCAAATTTAAGTCGGTTTGAGCTTGCAATTGGTCTGTTTTTTGTTTTTCCAAATCATTTATGGTTTTTACATAATTTACTTCAGCTTCAAATATTGCTAATTTTTTTTCATTTGGCCCAATTTGATCTTGCTTAGCTTTGAATATTGCCAATTCTTTTGTAAGCAATGCTTGCTTTATTGTGTCTTCTTGCGCAGTTGCTAATACAAGTTGTGCTTTTAATGTGGCTTCTTGTTTGCTAATATCCACAATTTGCTTGGTTGTATCAAGTTTTTCTTTAGCTGCTTTACCCCCAGCGCCTTCTGCGCCACCGCCTGGAGCTTCACTAGGTGGTGGTAATAGCGGTACAGGAGGTTTCTTTTGCGCCCCAGGCTGAAATGCATTTGGATCTAAAGCAAGCATTGATTGTGCATTTATCCTCCTTTGATTTGCTTTTGAAAATTCTAAAGACTTTTGCTCTGGTGACTTTAGCCCCACCATAGGCGCAAATCCTCCTAACAACGTTTCTCCTAAATTAAATTGTCGGCTTCTTTTCATTGTTGATTCTGCTTCTAATTTAGCTTTTGATGCTAAATTTCTTTGCCGTATAATATTTTCTCTGGTTTGCGATGGGCCACCTGCCATTGTTAACGCACCTGCTGCACCTTCTCCTCGGATACCTTTTAGTCTATTTATTTCAGCTTGCGCAGCAATAAATTCTGAAAGGCCCGTTGTAACTAAACTAATCCCAACGGTGATAATACCTAATGCTGCGAAGCCTTTTAATATACCAAGTAACCCTGCCATTGCAGGAGTAGTTGCTGCTGCTTGCGCTGCTAATGCTTTAGTATTATTTGTATACAGCGCCATGGCGCTAGCGCTAGTTTTAGCCGCTGTTCCACTTGCAACAGTTGCGCTAGTCATGCCAACCATTGCTGCAACATAAGCTGCCTTAATCCCAATAATTGTTTGAATTGCTTTCTGAACCAAAAGCATTTGAACAACAAATTTAGCAAGGCCGCCAACGGCGTTCATTACTGGTTGCGGGATTGCATTCATTACATTGGCAAACCCATTAACAGCTTTGGTAATATCTTGAATAACAATTACAAGTGTTGGGCCAAAGGCTTTGCCTAAAGATTCACTTAAGTTTTTGAATGATGTATCCAATGCTTTTAGTGTATTTTCAAGGCTGCCTTTCATTGTTTGGAAGTCAGTATCGGTTTTACCTGCTGCATTTCCTAACTGTTCAAGTATGTTTTTGAAATCAGTTCCACCTTTTGAGGATGCGGCCATTGCCCCACGCATTGCTTCTTGCGAACCTAAAAGTCTTGCTGTTGCTTCTTTGTCTTTTTCAGTTGCAACAGCAAGTTCTGCCATCAAACCGGCAAACCCTTTGGCTTGCAGTGCCCCATAATTCCACTGAAGGCCAAGTTTTGCTGCTGCTTCTTGGCTTTCTTTTGTTGGTTGCAATAATGTATTTAATGTTGCGCCAAGTCCTGTAAATGCAATTTCAGCAGTAGCACCATTTTTTGTTGCTGACGCGATAAATGCGTTTACTTCGTCAAGACTGACACCAGCAAGTGCCGCGATAGATGCTACACGGCCTAGTTGGCTAGTGTAATCAGACCACTCTTGGTTGCCTAATTCAACAGCTTTAGATATGCTATCAGTTACTTGTATTGCTTGATTGCCTGACATGCCATAAGCATTTAAGGTTTTTACTAATACTTCAGTAACAGCACTTGTGTCGGCCAAACCACCAGCAGCGGCTTTAGTTGCAGCGCGTAATATGTTTATATTGCCGGCAGTATCGCTAAAGCCTGCTGATGCTGCTTGGTACGATGCTGCCGCTAATTCAGCCTTGTTAGCAACTCCGCCGAGTTCATCGCTAAGTTTAGCTAATGCAGGGCTAATTTTAGCTACATTAACGCCAACAGTAGTGAGCCTACGCAGATTAGTATCTAATTCTTTTACATCTGATATTACTTTACTTAATGCAAACCCAACGCCTAAAGCGCCAATTGCTTGTTGTAGCCCGCCAAATGCCCGTTCTGTTAATTGCGCTTGCGTTTGTACTGCTTTAAGTTGCCCGACAGCACCACGGCTGTCAACATTAATGGCAACATTAGCGACAACCGACACAGCTAGGCACCTCCTACTAGCCCTAGTCTAGCGTCGCCGCCGCATCGCAGCTTCCTGTTCATCATTGCACAATTCAAAATAAGCTGACCATAGAAGTAACTCCTCCATGGTCAGCTCTGCATTTAATTTAGCTAACGTATAGCCTAATTCCTTAGCTACACCAAGCTGGAGCCTAAGCAGGTTATCCTTTTTAAGCTCCGTCTTTATTTTTTTGTATCGACCTCTTCCTTGATGTCTTCGCTGATAACAGCAAGCATCAATGATTGCAAGTCAGCATCGCGCACTTCGTTTTTTAATTCGGCAATTTCACCAGCAGCAAATATCCGCTGGCCGTTTTCGTCTGTTGCTTTTTGAACTAGCAGTTGCAATGCAAACGCATTCACGTCATCAGATGCGGCATCCTTTTGTGCGCGTTCACGTTCGGCCATTGTTAATGGTGAACGGTAGAACACAAACTCAGTGCCGTCGCTTAGCATCACCGTTTTTTTGACGGGAACTAAATTAGCAGCTTTTTTTAATCGGTCTAGTGCTCTGATTGCAGTGGATGCCATTAGTTATCAAGCAGTGGTAGAGAAGTCGAATGTAGGTGCACCAGTAGGACGGAAGGTAATTTCTACCATCTGGGCATCATCTGGGTTGATGTTAAGCGTTGCACTTAGCAGTACAGCATCCATAGCGATGCTGCGGCTTAATGCTTCAGTTGCCTCTTTATCAGTGTACAACTTAAATGCACAGCCAACTTGCTGGCGCTGTAACACATCTTCTACCATCCGGTTAGAAAGTGCGCTGTCCTCATTAGTCACAAATACTGATGCACTGCCGTTGCCATCAGCAAAGCCTGGGATGTAAGCCTTAAATGGTGCATACTGGCCAACGGCTTGGCCGATGGTGGTAACGTCGATTTCAGCACGGCTGATCTCGAAGCTCCAGTTCTGCACTTGGCCTACAGCAGCATAATCAGCGTAATAAACCTCAAATACATTTGGTGCTGCAATAGTGCCATCATCAGTGATAGCAAGAATAGTGCCGCCAGCACTGGTTGATACGGTCAACACACCAGTAGCAGCAACGTAACTTAATACGTAATAAGTAGTGGCTGAACTGATTGGTGCAGGTAATGTACCGGAACCAGCAGCGCCGGTTTGGCTGTTTACAACACGGAATTTAACGGGATCACCAACCTTAAGGTTTAGGTAAGTTTGAACGGTGATTTGGTCGCTAGCAATGCTGACGTTGGTTTCACCGAACGTTCCAGTGGTACCAGCAGGCTTGTAGTAAAGAGCGCCGGACGTACCGGATAAAACTGTGACGGCCATTGATGTAAACGATGATTGGCTGCTCTAAGTATAGCGTTCAATCCAAATAAGCTTCAAATGTTGCCGTTAGCTGCGTTTGAAAATATGGCTCAGGTGATGCAGGCGTTACAACTGCTGGCCCTGATGCAGCATCAAAGATAATGCTAGAGAATTTGGCACGGTCAAATAAATCCTTGACCCGTTCAGCAATTGTGTAGTTAGCTGCGGCGCCAACACCTATAGGCGTAAACACATTTACTACTAACACACCGTTTTGACGGTTAAACCCAACACCTCCTGTCGGTAGCAATGTGGCATAGGCATTATCGCCAAACCGTATTGATACTTGCAGCCATGGTGCA